AAGTAATGCCTCTGCCATCTTTTAATCTTTTGGTAAAAACCCTCTGTTTGGCATATCAATAGGTCTTTGACTTACCAAGTTTGGATTCTTAATTACATAACCTAATTTTTCAGCTTTTCTTGAAGCTACTTGTCTTGCTCTTGGAGAATAAACATCGATACCTACGCCTTCAAAACTTGCATACACTCGTTTGTTCCATCTATGGTGACAATTACCACCACCTTTATACAACCAAATAGAATAAGTGTCAGTTCCTCGTGGACCCCAACCTGCATTTACAACGTTGTTACCCATTCTTAAAATATCTTCTTTACGATATATCTTATTAGCCTTAATCATTTGATTGCAAAAAGGTCTCGTCTTTTCGGTAGTTTCACCTGCGTAAACATAACGAGTAATGAATTTAATACCTTCGATATTTTCGTCTTGCTCACTTTTTGAGTTAGGAAAAGCCGAACCAGTGCTAACAAGGTTAACAACCTTAGACAATAAACTTTGTTTTACTTCACCACTTAAAATCTCATTTTCCTTTTCGTCTGTATCGTAGTCAACCTCAAACTCATCAATTAATAACCATTCAGAACTTTCGTCTTCGCCTAATTCTATTAATGGGTTTACAGCGCTTAATTCAGTTCCTGTTTCTTCAGCTATCTGCTCCTCTGTTTGTGCGTTCTCTAAGTCCATAAACTCTAAAGGTTGCAAAGTCTTAAAGAATAACTTTAACGTAATTCCGTTGTAAGCTAATATCCTATCAAACGCCTCAAGTAACTCATCTTGCATAGGTTTAATAACCATGTTGTCAAACAAAATACTTGAATTTTTAAGTTCATCAGCATTACTCGAGAAACCCGTTGAAGTTGCAATACCAAACAATAAAGGAGACGTTACATTGTGCCCTAACATAATTTTACGTAAACACTCCTCACTTAAATATGAATAGTGTTCAGGCGCATCATTTAACGGAATATCGTCTACAGTTGTTTTACTTGTTTCACTTGCATTAAAAGCTACAATCGTTCGCAGTCCTTTAGAACCCGTTAATTGTGCGTTTACTTTGTTTGTAATGATACTTTGTTGCTCTTCGGTAGGAATACCATTGTTGAAGTTTATAACCTTTGTACCGCTGAATCCATGTTGAACTTCATTAATCAAATAGTCTGCAATTTCCTCTTCTAATTTAGCGTAAGGAATAGCACCTTGATAATCAGGATAGGCGTAATACTTCATTCCTACCGTGTAAGGTTTCACAAAAAGTATTTCTATTTGCTCGTTTGAAAATCCGTAAGCAGGTATTCTTTTTGGAGCGTACTTTTTAACATCCTGCCAGTTATCCGAGTAGTAATAACCTTCTATTTCTCCGTCTTTATTGCATTTTTCAGCACGTAAAAGATTAACTGGCATATGATACGCCTTTAAAATCTTTTTACGGTCTTTTGAATAATGAACTTGAATAGCGCACTGCCCTAACATCTTTCTGTCGACTACTAATTTACGTACACAATCAGCATGAAACAAAGACATCATTTGAGCATACTCATTTGGCTTTTTAGAGGCATCTAACGCACTTAAACCACGTCCATAAACTAATCTACTAATATTGTTTATAATGGCGTTATTCGTAGTTGAATACGTGTATCTGTCTATTAAATATTGAAAGTAATTATTGTCCTCACCGAACTCAACCCAATTATCTCTTTTAGACTCTTGAATTAATGGCGTTTGGTATGAACTTAAATTAATAATATGTATGTTATCACTCATAAACTATAAAAGTATTTGTTGTAGCATTCGAAGTATATTGTCCATTGTTAACCGAAAAAGTAACTATCGGTTGGTCAGTGCAAAATATCTTATCTCTATAAACGATGTTCGCTCCGTCTTTTAGTACCAAATTATAAAAATGATTTTCAACTAATTCAACTTCAACCTCCATTGTAGAATAATAATCTCCTGCCGTAAATTCCCAATCTTCAACAACCGTTGTTTCGTTTGTTTGGTCGTCCGTTATTTCAACAGTATCGAAGTCTCCATTTCGCGGAATTAAAGCAAATGTTTGTGGATTTGTTGAAGTAGTTAAAACTATCATACTTATATAACTAATTCACTACTGATTTGTTTCTTAAATAAAAAACCCCACCTAAAAAGGCAGGGTCTTAAACCTATTATTAACAGACAATTCTAAGAAGTAATTACAATAGCATCATCAGCACCATCAGTAAAGATAGCTTTTAGTCCAGCCTCATCAGCACAGTCAATGAAGTAAGCAGGGCTTTTTTCCATTCCAGTGAATGTCAAATTATAACCGTTGAAGTCACCCATTGCAGTCCCTGAAGATACAGTTCCAGCAGTAACGTCACAACCTTGGTCATAACCAGCTAAAAAGAATTGATGGTCTCTTGTTTCAACAACGATTCTCGGACGTCCGTAAGCTAACAATTTTACATTTTTATGCGTTACAGCATCTTGTTTCTTTAATTGAACAGTCAATACTTGCTCAAAGAAAGTAGTGCCGTTGTCTCTTGAAGTTTGGATAGTTTGCTCAAAACCATTTGCACCTTTTAATTCGTATTTGTAAAGGTCGATTCGTGTTGCAGTATACCAAGTGGTAATTTGGTCATCACCATCAAAAACAACGCTTGAAGATAATGTATTCAAATCACCATAGTTAATAAAGTAAATATTTAGAAGTCCTGAAATCGCATCTTTACACGCTTCTAATCTTCCGTTTGCTATGTCGCAGCTCATTTTATTATTTTTTTAATGTTAAACAAAAAAGGGTGGCGTATATTTCACCACCCTCGCTTATAGTTTAGTTTGATTAGTTAGCTGAATTTACAATTCCGTAAGTTACAACGTCAGAAGCAAAACCATACTTAGCGTCAGCAGTAAATCGCATAACTACACGTACGTTTTGAGAACCGTCGATGTCACCCATATCCAAAACTTTAACTTCGTTCATATCATTCATTAAACCAGTCGCAAAATACAAGTTTGAAGTTTGAGAAAGCAAAGCAGTGTTTGAAGCAAGTCCGTTAGCTAAGAATATTTTAACACCGTCAAAATATAAGTCATTCAATACTTGGTTTGTTCCTTTGTTATCGTAACCGTTTGCACCTACACCAGCAGCAGCAAAACCACCCAATGCACGAACGTAAGCTCTATAAATGTTGTTAGAAACATAAAGAACTAAATCTTCTTTTCCGTACAAAGCAGCAGGTAAAGCGTCAATGATAGAACCTAACTCAGCGATAACGTTAGCAGCTGTTACAGTTGTTCCAGCAACTTCTTGAGCAGCAGGTAAAGCAGCATCAGTAGTTAATTGTGTCATGATACCAGCAAATTGTCCAGCTGTTGCGTTAACACCTCTCCAAATTGAAGTTTCCATTCCTGCAGCAACTTTTTCAGCAGCGTGTGCAATTAAGAAATCAGCGAAAGACTTAGGCAATACATCGAACGCAGAGTAACCCATTTGGATAGCATCCCAGTCAGCTCTGAAATCAGACTTACATAATTGTAGGTTAACTTGGAATGATTCAGGTTGAAGAACTCGCTCTGTTAAAGTTACAGTTGAAGTTGGGTCAAAGTCGCAAGTCGCATTTTTGATGATGTCATCAGTTGCTACTCTTTTAATAACTTGCTTGTATTTAACGTTAGGCATGATAGTAATTCCGCCTTTTTCTAAAGTTGGAGCAGACAATAAAGCTGCAGCAATATACTTACCTGCGAACTCGCCAGCGTAAGTAGTTGTAATTGATTGTGTTGTACTCATTTTATGAATTTTTTAAATTATTTATACTACTGTTAATGTAATTGCACCAGCTGATGTTCCTAATCCGAAAACATACCAGTTAGAACCGTCACCGTGTAATTCTACGAAATCACCGATTGTGTCAGCAGAAGCTGAAAATGTAATCGTGTTTTCGTCTGCTCCCGGTACGTTTGTGCTATTTACGATAACACCACCTTGGATTTTGTTTGAAGCCGCTTTAATCGTCCATGCAGTAGTAGCAAATAACGCACCTACGACAAATTTATAAGATTGACCAGCTCCGTCAGCAACCGCAGGAAGTGTAATTTGCGCTCCAGCAGCAGCGTTAAGAATAAATACTTTACCGCTATCTTCAGCAGTCAAAGTTGTTGCACCTGTCAATGTTTCAACCACGCCTACTTGACGTAAAGAATCATTTGAAATGCTTGTGAATGTTGTACTCATTTTTTTTGTTTTTTAAATTATTACTTATTTATTTTGTTCATTACTGAATCCATAATTGTGCGAGGTCTTTTTGAAGCTATTTTAACAACCTCAACTTTATTTTCGTTTTCAGGATTAAAAGAAATTGGCTTAACTTCCTCTTCGATAGCTAACTCAACTTCCGTTTCTTTAACCTCTTTTAATTTGCTTAGTTCAGCTTTTAAAGTTTCGTTCTCTTCTTTTAGTTTTTCGATTTCAGAAAAGAAAGTTTCTTTAACTACGCTTTCGATAGTTTTCTTAGCAGTTGGTTTTTCAGTTTCCATTTCTTCCTTTTTCTCGGTTTCAACTTCTACTTCAGCTTCAGGCTCTTCTATTTCTTTTTCTTTAAGTTCAGAAATCATTCCTTCTTCTACTACTACCAAAATACGACCATCTTCAAACTCATATTCACCTATTGGCAAAGGAATTTTTTGTTCGTCTTCCGTTACGATAAATACTTCGTTACCTGCTTCGAATGATTCAGCTTCTAAAACTGTTACTCCATCCATTAATTTCATTTGCTCAAGTTTTACTTCCATTCCGAGTAATGTTTTGATTTGGTTTATTAGGCTATTTTTCATTTTTATTTATTTTAATCTTCGTAAATTTTGAACTCTTTCAAACACTGCATTAATGTCATAGCGTGTTAAAATTTCTTTTGCTTTTTTGTAAATTGGATTATCTAATGCATTTAATCCTAATTCTTTTGACTTCTTATCAACCTCAGCTAATAAAGACTCATATTTAGAAGCATTTTGATAATATTTTTCACCAGCATTTATTGTTGTATCTAATTCTGAAAATATCTTTTTAAATGTATCTACAAATTTTTTTGCTTCTGCTTCTGTTAAATCATTTAACTTTTTAATATCGTCCACTAAAGCTAATTCAACTTCATGCGAAGCCAACTTAGTTTCTTCTTTAAATAGTTTACTGAAAAC